TTGGAAATTATTCTTTAGGAGGAACACCATTAACAGAAACCCATTTATGTTTAGATTCACTGGTAAATAAATTTAGGAATGACACTCGCACACAAATTGTAAATGTGGTATATTTTACGGATGGCCAAGGAACAGAAACAAACTACATTAACAAAAATGGATCTTATAATAGTTTCAATTACTACAGTAGACCGAAAATCGTAATCCATGATCCAAAGACGAAGAAGAATTATGATTCTTCTCAAGAATCGATTCGCAATAGTCCATCTACTATTCTTAAGATAATTAAGCAGAGGATGACTGATGTTAATGTCATTAATTTTTTGATAACGAGTGATATTCTATGTGGTGTTTCAGCTGATTATTTTGATAAATTAATGACAGATAATGGATATACTGAAAAATATATAAACATGACTCGGGAAAAGAAGCAGGAAGCGGAGATGGTTTTGAGATCTAAATATATTGTTATAGAAGATTCTAAAAGAGATTCATTTGATAATACATTCTTGTGTTCTGTTAATATGTTTAGAAAAAAGAAACAGCCTAAAATGGTAGATAAATCTATACAAGAAACTATCGATACCTTCGTATTTTCTTCTAACTCTAAAAAGCAAATTAATACGATGATCTCAAAATTTATTGATTTAATTGTTTAAGGAAGATCTAAAATTTCGAACTTCATTATGAAGTTGAAGGAGTTCCGTTCGGTGTGTAAAAGTTTTTTTCTAAAAATGCTTGACATCAACCTCCATTAAAGGTATAATTGAAGTATGGTTACAATATTAAAGGGACTTGTGGGGTCGCATGCTTATGGACATGCGACTCCAGAATCAGATAAAGATTGGATGACGGTATATGTCGGAGGAATAGATTCATACTTTGGTCTGAAAAGAGCAGATACTTCGCATTCAGTATCAGAAGATGTAGATGTAACTGATTACGAATTTAAGAAATTCGTTTCTCTTTGTTGTAATTTTAATCCGAATGTGATTCCTCTGCTTTTCTTAAAGAAAGAATCTTATGATTCAATCACTAACGAATTTGGCTTGAGATTAGTGCAAGCTAAAAATCTCTTCTTAACAAAAAGATGCTATAACTCATTAAGAGGATACGCAACTTCTCAAGAAAAGAAAGCGAGACTCGGATTAACAGAAAAATTGGGTCAGAAGAGGAAGGTCCTTGTAGATAAATATGGTTATGATGTAAAGGCTGCTGCACACACTGTCAGATTATTACGTCTAGCAAAACATATATTTTTGTACAATGAAGTTAATCTTGAAGAAGCAGCAGAAGAGTGTATGAAATATCGTTCCGGTTTCTTTTCAAAAGAAGAATTCCAGAATAGGTTCGATGAATTGATACTTCAAGTTGATGATTCATTCTCTTCTTGTATTCTTCCAGAAGATGTTGATGCGACTACAGTAAATGCATTTTGTGTTAATTTTTTGAAAGATTGGTTTGAGGAACATGAATAATTATATTTTCTTATTAGAAAAAGATTTAACTTATGTTAAATCTTATGCAGAACAGAATGGTTTGAAGACGAGGATTGTCAATAGAGATAATGTCCCGGTGTTATTGACATGCGAATATGACGGATCAAGGTTGAATCTGACTGTTATAGATGGAATCGTAAAGGAAATTGGTATTGGATAAACGAAAGAATATCTCCTTTGTTTTCAATAACTTGTGGCAAGTCATTGATTCAAAAGAGAATATTCTTTCGAAAAAATTTGCTTCGGTTGAATGGATAAGGTATACTTAAAGTATGAAAACTGTATGGGTTGTTTACGAGTATTGGTATTCCAGTGTACACTCCACCTATTTGAAGACGGTTATTCGGGTCTTCGCCTCAAAAGAAGAGGCTGATGAATTTGCGAAAACTGAACAGATCTACTCGGATAGAATGAAGTTCAAACTTCATTATGAAGTTGTAGAAGTTCCGTTCGGTGTGTAAAAGTTTTTTTCTAAAAATGCTTGACATCAACCTCCATTAAAGGTATAATTGAAGTATAGTAGAAAACTATTCTGATCAAAGTAGTGTGAAAGAACTAGTGTGCAAGGAAATTAACATGCATAAAATTATAATTCCCGATATCCACCAAAATATAGATCGTTTGAATTCTATTCTTCAAACTCCTGAATGCCAGGAAGCACAAGAAATTATTTTTCTTGGCGACTACTTTGATTCTTTTGATTATGATTTTTACACACCAGAAATGTGTAAGTTTCTAAACAATAACATTAATAATGAACGATATACCTTTCTTATCGGAAATCACGATATTCATTATATTAGTTCGAATACGAATTACAGATGTTCTGGTTGGTCTTTCCAAAAGCAATCTATTGTTGATAAATTTTTAGATAAACAAGTAATTCGAAAACTTCGTCCGTTCAAATATGAGATGATTCAAGATAAACATTTTTTATTCTCTCATGCTGGTTTGCATCCTTCATTTGTCCCATTTAATTTTTCTGATATATTAAAAGACAATAATGTTTCTGACTGGTTCAATAATCTAGAACAGAGTACTATGGCTAAACTTATCAGTGGAATTAATGATCCATTATTTGGTGCTGGAAAGGATCGTGGTGGTTTTCAGAAAATCGGTGGTATCACTTGGTTGGATTGGAGAAATTTCGAATTAATCGAGAACTTAAATCAAGTAGTCGGACACTCTTACAGAATAATGCCTGATATGATTAATAGTTTTGATGAATCATCAATAAATATTAATATCGATACGAATTTGAGAAATTATTTGAGGTTGAATTTGTATGATACAGTTCATTACGAATTTCTTTCGTGATATTGATTTAGAAATGATGGAATCCTTTAAGAAAGGAGAAGGCCCAATGATATGGGTCACACATGAAGGAAGAACCTATTTCAATATTAATAAATTCATGAAATCTGAAAAAGGAAAACAAGTTATCTACGATCTTAAACTCTTTTCAGAAAGACATAATTTGAGACCTTGGAGCGGAATAGATTAGGAGGATGCTGGGGTTGGCTCCCCACACAGTCTAGAAAACTGTAGTATCTCTAACGGGATAATAGTTCGATGCTATCATCCTCCTCCACAAATAACCAGAAGGTGGGATTAATGGCGTCCATCCTTTAAAGAGTGAATCGTAGTTCCGGCCAATATGGTTGAAAGATTACCATGGGTATCAGTAAATCTTTGTAGAATATTAATGTCTAATACTTGGCCGCATAAAGTCTAGAAATAGATTGGTAATTCTACTATGGATTCTTTGGCGTAATAGCACACTGGTTAACTTTAAAATAATATGTTTATCTCAAAACGCACTGAAAAATTTATTAGTAAGTTGAGTCCCAACGAAGACTTCAAAATCGGTCCACAACTCACTAGATTGTATGAATTTGGAGACGGCAATGTAATTGATGTTATTTGTGATATAGTTTGTTATACGCCAGATTCAATTGATATTAAAACAGAATATGGATCTATGTTGAAAGATTTGAATCTTACTGGATTGATTAATGAATTGGTAGATTATCTATTCGATTATCCAGGAGATTATGATTCTGAAGTTATATCTTATGGTAATTGGTTAATAGGTTTAACTATACGCAATGATCGATTTTGGGAAGAATATAATCGAAAATAATTAAAGACGGAAAATTGGCAGAGTGGTATTGCACCTGATTGCTAATCAGTGGTCGTCCTGAAAGGGATGCACAAGTTCGAATCTTGTATTTTCCGCCATTGCTTTTTTGTTGTAAATATACTATAATAGTATTGTAGTGGACGAGTAGCTTAGAGGTAAAGCGTTCGACTGATAATCGAAAGACCGACGGTTCGATCCCTTCCTCGTCCACCAAATTGAATAATAAGTAAAGGATAATAATCATGAGTCTATTTGTTAAGAATGGGAGTAATTATCGAGTTACATCGAATGAGAATTTAGATGTGCGAACGATGTTACCAGCAGGAACTTATAATGTTAATTATGATACTATGAAGAATGAGTTTTCTTTGAATCATATTGAATCTTTTGACATTCCTAATAAATTGTATGGCGATCTAACAAAGAATCGTGATCGAATTCTGAATACATTCAACGATCGAGAATCTTCAACTGGTGTTATTTTGTGTGGTGAAAAGGGTTCGGGAAAATCTCTTCTAGCAAAAGCTATCTGTATTTCTGCAGCCGAACAAGGAATTCCGACTATCATCATTAGTCAACCATGGTTTGGCGACACGTTTAACACTTTCGTTCAATCAATTAAACAATCTGCAATTATTTTCTTCGACGAATTCGAGAAAGTTTATTCGGGGAAAGAGGCTCAAGAAGCTATTCTAACGCTTTTCGATGGTGTTTATCCAACCAAGAAAATGTTTATTTGTACTTGTAATGATAAATTCAAGATTGATTATAATATGAAAAATCGACCAGGAAGAATCTATTACATGCTAGATTTTACTGGACTAGAAGTATCATTCGTTCGTGATTATTGTGAAGAAAATCTAATCAACAAGTCTAATATCAATTCAGTTTGTAATCTATCAATGGCATTCAATAACTTCAATTTCGATATGTTGAAAGCTATTGTTGAAGAAATGAATCGATATGACGAAACAGCAAATGAAGTAATTAAGGTTATTAACACCAAAATGGAATTCGTTTCTCCTTCTAAATATAAGATCGAGTTCACACCAAACCGTGAGTTGAATATCCAAGAAGGTAGCGTTGAGAAAATATATACTGGAAATCCTATTACTAATAATGTGCTACTAAATTATTATATTGTTGAGGGTGATGGTGAGATGTATGGTCAAACCACTTTCTCGCCAAATGAAATTGTTGTGTTAGATCCTTCTGGAAAAGTCGTCTATGTTAATTCTGCTGGCGATAAGTTGGTCTTGATCAAAGAAGAAACGAAATTAGTTATGCGAAATTTCGCATTCTAATAAATAGAGGGTGCTGCGATAGCTCAATGGTACAGCAGCAGTTTAGTAAACTGCAGATTGACGGTTCGATCCCGTCTCGCAGCTCCAACTTTGATGGGGTGTAGCTTAATGGTAAAGCATCCGACTTTGACTCGGAGTATGGGAGTTCGATTCTCTCCACCCTAACCACTTAATATAGAGAATAATATGAAATATCTTTTTTGTGATACAGAAACAAGCGGAATCGATCCATCTAAGCATGGAATTATCCAAATTGCTGGTTTAATTGACATTGATGGGGAAATCAAAGAATCTTTTGATATTAAGATACAACCCTTTCCAAATCAATTGATCTCAAAAGAATCTATGAAGATCAATGGACTTACTGTAGAGGATCTTAAGACATTTCATAAACCACAAGAAGGTTACGCCTTATTGACTGAAATATTTTCGAAGTATATTTCTAAGTTTGATAAAACAGATAAGTTCTTTTTCGTTGGGTATAATTCAAATTTCGATGATTCATTTCTAAGACAATTCTTTATTAATTCTGGAGATGAATATTATGGTTCTTGGATTTGGTGGCCGACAATTGATGTATCATCATTTGCTATGGAATTTTTGAAGGAAGAAAGATCTAAGTTTCCAAATTTCAAATTGGCAACTGTTGCAAAGGCTTTTGGTATCTCAGTTGATGAATCTAGATTACATGAAGCAGTATATGATTCAATTTTAACTCGCTCCATATATCGAAAGATGATTCTTGGGATTGACTAAATTGTATTTTTAAGTTAAAATAAATATGGGAGAATACTATGATTAAAGTGAATGTATATGGAAAGAATTATGTTCTTGATTTCGCTTACTCTATGGATGAGCGTGCAGAAATGAATTCAGGTAGGATTACAAAAGCAATGTTATTTGAAGATCTTGGAAATAAGAAAGATCAAAATTATTCCAAACCTGATTATATCGGTGTAGCAATGAAACATCCTAAGGATCGAGATGTTAAGGAAAATGCGAGAAAGGCTGCAATTCGGAAGCTAGTCTCTCGGTTTGATTATGAAACTCGTTCATCTGTGTGGGCAGCTTATTTTGCACGATGATAAATATTAAATAATTTATGGAGAGATAGATGACTGTTCTTGTTTTAAATTCACAATATTTGCCCATACAAACAACTTCGGTAAAGAAAGCTGTAAAATTGATTTATCGTGGTGTTGCTGTGGCAGAGAAGTACACAGAACAAGTATGGAAATCTATCTCTTCAGAAATGATTCTTCCGGCTGTTATTCGTCTAATCAATTTTCATAGATTACCGAATAGATCTTATAAGTTATCTAAGAAGAATATTCTCATCAGAGATAGATATACTTGCCAATATTGTCAGGGAATCTTCTCTGAAAGAACTCTGACATTAGATCATGTTATTCCAAAATCAAAGGGTGGATCTTCTCGTTGGGAAAATTTAGTTGCCGCTTGTAGAAAGTGTAATTCTAAGAAAGCCGATAAGACACCCGAAGAAGCGTGCATGAGATTGTTGTCGAAACCAATGAAATTGACAGTCCACACTCACACAACAATATTGAGAAATAAAGGAGAATCAAGACCAGAGTGGTCTGAGTTCTTATTCAATTAAGGAATATATGTATGAATAATTTTATAGATGATCTTGATATTTTTTGGAATATATTGAGATATATTGTAACGATTGGTGTAATAGCCTTATTTACTGTAAGTTTCTTGTATTCAGGAAAACAGGAATCATATTATATCTCTCAAGAATCTAATAGCAAAACGCAATTTTATTGTGTGTATGCGGATATTAATTGGAGGCCAGATCAACTAATTTATTGCTCAGGGAATATTGTTAATGTCTTGATGATTAAGAATGCAGTGTCTTCACAGACACAGAATGATTCTTTAGAAAAGAAAGTCGATTAACAATAGTTCCATAACTCAATGGTTAGAGTGCTTACCTTATAAGCAAGTGGTTCTCGGTTCGAATCCGAGTGTGACTACCAAATGCCCCTATAGTTCAACGGAAAGAACACTAGTCTACGAAACTAAAGATCCAAGTTCAAGTCTTGGTAGGGGTTCCAAAATTATATGTTAAATGATTTATACGAATTCTTATTTTGTCCAATACATGGAATACTTTCACCAAGAAATTGGTCAATGATTATTCCAAGTATGATGATGTGTGTATATTATCTTAAACGGAAAATGTTGTAGGGAGCCGAAAGGCTCATTTTTTGCATTTAAACTATATTCTCTTTAGAATCAATGACTTGCGCCAAGTGATTGACAACAAAGAGAATATTCTTTCGAAAAAACTTTGTCCTGTGATCCGTTCGAGGTATAATGGTTCTATGGAATTTGAACAACTGAAATCTATCTTTCCTGACGCAACGCTCGAGACCTGGCATCAGCATCCGAACGGAGGAGGCTGGGTCGAGAATACAGCGACAGTAGAGGAGACAGCGTTCGTTGGACCGAACGCTGTCGTCTCTGGGTTCGCTTCGGTCTCTGGGGACGCTCGGGTCTCTGGGAACGCTCGGGTCTTTGGGGACGCTTGGGTCTTTGGGAACGCTCGAGTCTCTGAGACCGCTTCGGTCTCTGGGAAAGCTTTGGTCTCTGGGGACGCTTCGGTCTTTGGGGACGCTTGGGTCTCTGGGACCGCTTGGGTCTCTGGGACCGCTTCGGTCTCTGGGTTCGCTTCGGTCTCTGAGGAAGCTTGGGTCTCTGGGGAAGCTTCGGTCTCTGGGAACGCTTCGGTCTCTGGGAACGCTTCGGTCTCTGGATCTACAGTCTTGAAATAAATTTCAAGTCACTCATTCTAAACCAGATATTCTTTCGAAAAAACTTGCTTCGATTCTTTGAGTACGCTATAATGGTTCTATAAGGAAATCTGATGATCACTGAAAAACAGTACCTCGAACAGATTGCTAAGGAAAACACCGAAGCTCTATCGAAGTATCTTGCGAATGGTGGTGGAGTCACTCAATGCAAGCCTGGGACTCCGAAGTCGATCAAGAAGTGGAAAACGTAGTTGGGATGCGAATATTTCTGACCGGAATCGTCTTTCGAAAGGTTTGAGTCTGAACGATCTCCATGCGAAATTGCCTCGTCCTGATTCTTTTGTGTAAAATTTTTCGGTGATTCCTTGACAATCACCGACGCCTCTAGTATAATAGTTGAGTAGGGAAAATTCCCAGAAAAGGAAAATTAATTATGGCTCGTGTTAAGGTTTCTCGTGAATTGGCTTTGAAGGCTTTTGTGGATTCTCTGATGGAGACTTTCGTGGACACAAAGACGTTTAGTCGTGCGAACGTCGAACAGATTGGTAAGACTAATCCTATCGGTCAAACGATGTTCGCTTCCCAGGGTCAGGGTTATGGTAAGATGACTCGTATTGGTCAGGGACAGTACATGATTCCGGATGCTTGGATGACTGGTAAGTCGCCGTGGGAAGGTGTTGTTGAAATCGTCCCGGTTGCAACCACGAAAGCTCCAAAGGCTCCGAAGTCGACTGATTCTGCGCCAAAGACCAAGAAGGCGAAGACGCCGAAAATCGAGGAAGTTGAAGTTGCCGAACGAATTACTTCTTCCGTGAAGAAGAATATCCAGAAGGCGGCTTCAAAGAAAGAGTTGTTTGAGAAGGCGAAGGATCTTCTTGCGAAGAAGAAGCAGAAAACTTCTGTGGCGACTACTGAAACCGAATAAGTTTGTGTCTCATAAATGGGGTGGAAACACCCCATTTTTCATTGTATAAGTAAAAGGTAACCATGATTCTACTAGACTTAAATCAAATTGTTGTATCAAATATAATGCAACAAATTAATATAACTAAGAACGATGAGATTGAAGAAGATTTCCTTCGACACATGATCCTCAATTCTATCCGGTCAGTTAAGTCTAAGTTTGGCGATGATTACGGTGAACTCATTCTATGTTCCGATTCTTTCAATTATTGGAGGAAAGATATCTTTCCTCAGTATAAAGCGAATAGAAAGAAATCACGTGATTCTTCCATCTTTGATTGGAACGTTATCTTCAAAACAATTAATAAGATCAAAACAGAGATTCGTGAAAACTTCCCATACCATTATCTCGAGATTCCTACATGTGAAGCAGATGATGTAATTGCGACTCTGACTGAAAAATTTTCTTCTTCCGAGAAGATTCTAATTGTATCTGGAGATAAAGACTTCGTTCAATTACAAAAGTATCCTAATGTTTCGCAGTATTCAACTATCATGAAATCATGGATTAAAGAACAGAATCCTAAGAGATATCTTCTTGAAAAGGTTTTGAATGGTGATTCTGGAGACGGTGTTCCTAATTTCTTATCTGATGATGATACTTTTGTGACAGAAGGTAAGAGACAGAGAAGATTAACCAAGAAGAAGATCGAACAAATTCTCTCTTGCGCAAAACCTGAGTCTATCATGACTTCTTCAGAACTAGCTGGTTATATGCGTAATAAATATTTGATAGATTTTGATTGTATTCCAGAAGATCTGAAAGAAGAGATATTGGGCGAATACAGTAAACCGATCGAACCAACTTCCACACAAATATATAGATATTTGATGTCACATAAATTGTCGAATCTATTGAATAAAATTGGAGATTTTTAAGATGTATCAGAAAGCAATTCCTGAAGTGCTAAGATTAGCAAATGATATTGAAGATCAAGAAGAGCGTGCTAAGTTCCTGAAGATTCATATGCGAGAATCGTTATACAAGGTTCTCGCATGTTTTCATAATGAGAATATTGAATTTGATAAATTTAAAGATATCAAATACACAACCAAACATAATAAAGCAGGTATCTCTGATTCAACTCTAGATCATGAGATGAAACGATTATATATCTTTACGAAAGATAATCCACTTCCACTAGAACGTAAACGACAGAAGCTGGCACAGATTCTAGAGAGTATGTATGCGGAAGAATCCGATTTGGTCTACAATAACATTATCCAAAAGAAGAATCCTTATAAGAATCTGAATAAGAACTTCATTAAGAAATACTTTCCACAAGTTCTAACCTACACGATAGTTAGAAAATAAACTTGATTACAAGTAGATAATATAGTATAATATATAAAGGTGATTTAATATGAATACAAAAACAAAAACACAATTGACTCTTGATCCATTTACAGTCAAAGTCCTTACTAATTTTGCCAGCATCAATAATGGACTTGTAGTGAAGTCTGGTAACGAGATTCGAACTATGACAGAAGGAAAGACTGTCTTGGCAGAAGCAACTCTTCCGGATACATTTCCTGTAGATTTTGCGATCTACGATCTTCGACAAATGTTGAATTTCGTTTCAACTCTGTTCGATAAACCAACAATGGAATTCACTGGTGTCTCTGTAGAGATCACTAATGATAATGATAAGACTAAGATTTTCTATTGTAATCCAGATCTGATCTCATCACCATCAAAGCGTATCACTATGCCATCTGAAGATATTACACTTCAGATGTCAGAAGAAACTCTCAAGAAGATCACCAAGTCTGCATCGATTCTAGGTGTCGATGATCTTAAGATTTCCTCTGTAGATGATATGATCGAACTTGAAGTTCTTGATAAGACGAATTCTTCTACAAATACCTGGTCTACAAAAACTTCAGGAATCAATAATTCTGAGTTTACTGTTTATTTGAAAATTTCTAATTTGAAGTTACGTGAAGGTGATTATCAAATTACAATTTCTAATAAGGGAATTACTCGATTCAAGCATATGAATAATGATGTTCGTTATTACATTGCAGCAGAAGCTGATTCAAAGTTCAACTAAACATTTACTTTCTTGAGTTTGCGGCGGTATAATAAAATATACCGTCATTCATTTTTATGAGGATTATATGATTGAAAATACACTATGGGTAGAACGCTACAGACCACAGGTAATCGATGATTGTGTTCTTACAGAAGATATTAAGAATTCATTCAAGAACTTTGTTAAGAATAAAGATATCCCCAACATGCTTCTTACTGGTAAACCTGGTATGGGGAAGACAACTATTGCTAAGGCAGCTTGTAATGAACTTGATTGTGATATCATGGTTATTAATGCATCTGCAGACGGAAACATAGATACACTAAGGAATAAGATTCAAGTCTTCGCTTCTGCGATTTCTCTTTCTGGTGGCCAGAAGATTGTTATTCTAGATGAAGCCGATTATATGTCGTCCGCAGTTCAGCCTGCACTGAGAAACTTCATGGAAGAGTTCTCTAAGAACTGTCGATTTATTCTTACTTGTAATTATAAGAAGAAGATTATTGAACCACTTATCTCAAGATTGACTGTTTTTGAATTCACTATTCCATCTTCTCAAAAATCTAAATTAGCAGCTCAAATGATGAAGAGAATTCAAGGTATTCTTGAAACTGAATCTGTTGAATTCGATAAGAAAGTTCTGGCTGAAATTATCATGAAGTTCTTTCCAGATTTCAGAAAAACAATCTCTGAGATCCAACGATATGTTATTGCAAATGGAAAGATTGATGTTGGCGCTCTTTCATCTATTCAAGATGTTTCAATTCGTGATCTAGTCAATTCACTTCGTATGAAAGATTTTACTGGTATGAGGAAGTGGGTTAATGAGAATCTAGATTCTGAACCTAATGTGATTGTTCGGTTGGTCTTTGATAATCTTGAAGCTTATCTTGAGCCGTCATCAATTCCTACAGCTATTGTAATTCTTGCAGATTACTCTTATAAGTCTGCGTTCGTTGCCGATCAAGAAATTAACCTTACTGCGATGTTCATTAATATTATGTCAGAATGTTTATTCAAGAAGGTATAAGATGCCAAAGCTTGGTGATATTCTTAATTCTATTAATGTAACAAAAGATACAGATCTTCTTGATGAATACAATAAAACTGATTATGTTCCATTTCTGATTAATAGAGGAATGTCTTTCTATCCAGAAACCATTCTTCATGCAAACTTTCTTAATTCTAATTCACACTTAGACCGAATTCTACAATATAAATACTTTCTGTATAGCGTCAAAAAGAAGAAGAGATTTTCTAAGTGGTTAAGTAATTCAAAACCACCAGAAAATATTCAGATTATATCTAAGTTTTATGGTATTTCTATAAACAAATCTAAAGAGATTGCTGATATGATTACTTCTGAAGATCTAGACAATATGAAAAAATATTTAGATACTGGTGGTACAAAGAGATCATCAAGAAAAGGCGAAAGTGATGAATGACAGAAACAATAATTGGGTTGAGACGTTTATAGAAGTTGAATTAGATAATCAAGAAGCATTTCTTCTTTGTAAAGAAACACTAACAAGAGTAGGTATCTCTTCGAATAAAGATAAGAAACTATATCAATCTTGTCACATTCTTCAT